AAAAAAAATCCATCTACTAACCATCCTTTTTTAGCCATACAAATTGTATACCCTCCTATCGTTGCAATCTTCACAGATGCACGTCTTGTCATCATAAATATTTTCAATAGTCGGATCTTTTTCACTCTCGAAATATTCCTCACAATCGTCACATAGGTATTTAGTCATTTTCATCATGCCATTTATTGATAGATTCAATTTTCATCGCATTAACCGCTTTCAATAACTCCTCACGCGAAGTCGTTTTTTCTAAAGCTGAATAGCAATTTTCCCAGCCTCTGTCACATCCTTTGAGTTGTGCATTTCTTAAATCAAGTAAATACTCTTCGTAATTCATTGTAATTGTTCTCATTTTACCTCATTTCGGGGCATTGCTGCCCCTTTTGTTTAATTCATTGCAGCTAGTAAATTTGTCAGATGGCCGATTTTATCCCATAGATTTAGCCCCTCCCAACTATTTTCATCACATTCATTGTACTGCTCCCATAACGACTCTAGTTTGTTTTCTAGCTCTATCATTGTCATTTTCTCACCTTTTTTTTGTGTTTACTGTTCCATCTCCACCAGCTCAAGACTGCCGTATTTCTACGGTCAACAGCCGAACTTTGCTTTGATAATCTGAATATATCAAAGTGAGGGATTCAGTGCAAGAGAAATTTTATCTTTTCTGAAAATAACGATTTGGGATATATATAGGCCGTACAGTGAATTTCTGACTCTGTACACTAACTTGTTAGAGATGTCTAGTTTTCATTCCCCCACTCACATAGTGTGAAATGGGGGTTTTTTATTGTATGAAAAATTGCAAAGATATAGGGTAAAAATAAAAAAGGTTTTATATGGCAGGGGGAAGACCAAGAACCGTTTCTTTTGAACCTGAGGAGATGATCCTCTTGGGCGAAGAAATGTTAAAATGGGTAAAAGAAAACGATCCAATCCATTTGTCGATGTGGTATTACGGTGTAAAGTATTTTCTTTATGAAGAATGGGAAACTATGATTAAAAGACCTGAGTTTGTCGGGTATTACGAGCGCGCTATGTCAATTATCGGTTACAAATATCTCAAAAAAGATTCTCCCATAGAACCGTCTCTTAAACAAAGATGGGCAAGAGTTTACTTTAAAGATTTAAGAAAGCAAGAAGATTTTGACGCAGATGCACAAGCAAAACGCACAAAGGACATCGAAGGCGCAAAACAATCAACATATAATATTTTGGTACCTCATGACCTCGCAATTGGCTCTAACATTTCAGCCGCGCCCATATCAAATACCCCTGATACAGGCTCTAAATAGTGGAATCAAACGTGCGGTTTTTGTTGCTCATAGACGAGCAGGAAAAGACATCCTCGCATTTAACTGGGCAATCTTCCAACTGCTTCTCAATCCCGGATGGACTGCCTTTCACATACTCCCCACCTATTCACAAGCAAAAAAGGTCATTTGGGACGCCAACACTAACGAATCTAAACGACTCTTGGACTATATCCCTGACCAATTGATCGAACAAAAAAACGGTCAAGAGATGAAAATAAGGTTAACAAATGGATCGATGTATCAACTTATTGGTTCTGATAATATCGATAATCTCGTTGGCACTAACCCTAAAATTATTATTTTTAGCGAGTATGCTATCCAATCTCCTGCGGCATGGGACTATTTGCGCCCTATTCTGGATGTAAATAAGGGCTACGCTTTATTCATATCTACACCTCGTGGAAAGAATCACTTCTATGATATGCTCATTCGCAATAGGAAAAATCCTGCATGGTATTGCGAAGTACTGTCAATCAAAGATACCGGGGTTCTTAATGAGCAAGATATTGATGCTATTCGTGAAGAGGGTGTTTCAGAAGAACTTATTCAACAAGAATACTATTGTAGCTTTAACAGAGGCGTAGAGGGAAGTTATTACGGAAAACTTATAGAGAAGGCAAGAGATGAGCAACGAATTTGTAACGTGCCTTATGATACTCGCATACCTGTTCATACAGCTTTTGATATTGGTTTCGGCGATAGCACTTCTATAGTTTTTTGGCAGGAAGTGGGAGGCGAGATTAGAATCATCGACTTTTATGAAAACAATGGAGAGGGTATCGCACATTATGCAAAGCTATTGCAATCTAAAACCTATGTTTATGGTACTCATTATATGCCTCATGACGCAGGTTCCGGCTCGATCCAAACAGGGCGCACGTTGCAAGATGTAGCTTATGATGTAGGCTTAAAAAGCACGATCTTGTAAAGAGAGCTGGATATTGGTATTGGCATTGAAGCTGTGCGATCAATGCTATCAGTGTGCTTTATAGATGAAAAGAAATGTTCCTATCTTCTTAAATGCTTAGAGAACTATCACAAGAAATATAATGAGAAGACACAAGCCTATTCAGAAACACCAATGCACGATTGGTGCAGCCATGCATGTTTAATAGGTGAAACTCTTATTTCTACAGATCAAGGATTGAAACCAATTAAGCAAATATCAGTTGGGGATATGGTAAAAACCCCATTTGGTTTTAGAAAAGTTCTAGACACCTATAAATATTCAGTAACTGAGTTATGTAAATTAAAAACATCTAAAAATAAAGAATTGACATGTACCCGAAATCATAAGATATTTACAGATAAATCACTTAATTATTGCGACACATTGAGATATAATCAAACCATTATAAATGAAGAATATGATGGGTTAGAGATATGTCAGAAATACACTGGTTGCCTTGGGGGAAAGAAAAATTTAGGGTTCAGGGATATTTTCTTATTAACGAATGCGAAGATAGAATCATCTTTGATGGAAGGTCATATAAATGGAGTGGATTTTATTATTGCGGACAATCTGGATGGGGGAATAAATATTCAAAAATTCGAATATGTGGTGACTTGTGTGGTCGTCAATTGTCAAGAAAAACCCGTGGATGTTTATGATATTACCGTAGATGTGGATCATTGTTATTTTGCGAATGGTATCTTAGTCAGCAACAGTGATTCTATACGCTATATGGCAAATGCGCGTATACAATTTGGGAGGGGATTAGGCTCTCTCTCTAAAAGTAAGTTAGATGAGATCAAATCACAAGCGGGTTTCGCACCGAAACGAAATAACGTGCCTGGACCATTTAACGATAACAATAATACAACACCATACTCAAATAGGCGATAATGCAATTTTTCACTGAATGTAAGACAAAAGAAGAAGCTGCCACACTATTCCGCAAGCTGTCTAAATGCTTTCATCCTGACGTTGGTGGTCAGAGTGAGTTACAAATTGAATTGACCAAGTAATATGAGAATTGGAAGCCATACCACTCATTCGTAAAATTAGCAGTAATTGAACCGGTTTATGAAGTGAATCCTCGCGTTGAAGTGTTAGAGGCAGAGCTAGCAAGATTGAGAAAAGAAATAAAAAGCCCCTTTCTTGAAAGGCAAAATCATTTGTTGCAACAGTCGATAAAGTTTCTAGATGGACAACTTTTAGAATCAAATGGAAGAAATTATGCACTCAAATCAAAAGTTTGGGACTTAGAAAACCAATTAAAACAATTCAAAGAAGACAAGGAAAAAATTAATGAAATGATGAACTCATTGCTTCAAGAAAACATAAATCTTAAAGCAAACAAAGGTGAGAAGCCTTCGATTTCAGTTGAACTTACGCTATGGCAGAAAATTAAATATGTTATCGGCGATAAATGTCCAAAGAGTTATATATAAACTCTTTACTATAGGTTTACCATGATGATGTCCGAGAGATCTCAAGTTGTTCCGAATGTATATCAAGCATATTATCAAGATGGGAATCGTGACATTGTAGCCGAAGCAAATGAAAGATATATGCAAAACCTGCCTCCGTGGCAAGAGCTTTTCTATGAGCAGGCGATAGATCGAAAGACTTATTTGGGGGACGCTCGACAACTTAGGCTTTATGGCGGTAATCATTATGAAAATCAAAAGTATGTCATCAACGGCTCGATGCCTGTAGTTAACATGGTTTGCGGTCGGCAGCGTCAGCACCGAAAAGCAACTCAAATGCTTCCGGTCCACGGCTCAAGTGATCGCACAGCTTCGCAAGCTACAAAAGTTCTACAGTCGGCCTACGCTAATGATGATACTTACAATAAGATTAGCTCCTGTTTTAAAGAAGGCGCTGGTATAGTAGGCCTTTCCCTTATGCATTCATGGGTAGATTATCGAAGAGATCCGATCTGTGGAGATCTACGGACAGAATGCTATAGTGCTGACATGCTTATGATGGATGCATTCTGGAGAGAGATGGACCTTTCCGATTGTCAGTTCATACGCACAAGAAAATATCTCCATAAAACACAGGTTGAGCAGCTCCTAAAGGGACGAGAGCAAGAAGTTGAGATGCTTAATAGTTCAGCATACTACGATACTAAATTCACATTCATGCCTCAGCAATACAACATTCGCCGTAAAAACTTTATGGCCTATGATGAATACTGGTATATGACAGAGCGCATGGCTACTTTCTTAGTTGATCCTGAAACATACGAAAGCACAGAGATAGACTTTGATAAAGAAAGAATGGATGAATTAAAGTTTAAGTTCCCTCAGATTGTTATAGTCAAAGAAAAAGTGCCTACAGTACATCTAGCAATCATTGTCAATGACATTTGCTTCTATGATGGACCCAATCCCCTCGGTATTGATATGTACCCCTTCACCCCATTCGTGGGATACCATGATTTAGCAAATAACAACTATCGATTTCGCTATCAGGGGATCGTCAGAAATATCAGAGATCAAAAC